GCCGTCGTGCCGGGAGGGGCGGAATATACGCCGGAACCGTCTCTGGGCATTGGATACTCCAATAAAAAAGGCCCCCGAGAGGGAGCCTGGTGGTTTTCCGTACTTGCCTGACGATCAGGTCAGGCGCATATTTGGCGGATGGACATTATCAACATCGCCGCCGGGGTTTTCATCGGCAACATGGCCACAGTTGCGGCCTATATCTGCCTCAAGCAGTTCAACGTTCCCCATGAGCAAGGGAAGGATATTCCGACGAGGTATCTTGTCGGATTCCTCACTATCTTGGGGCTAGTTCTGGCAGCATTGCTTGGCCAAGGGGCGCATACGTAGGCTTCATGCCCTTGGCTATGAGGTTTTGAATCAGCAGGCTTGCGATATTCGAAGCCTTCGGTAGTTCCTTTGTGCCAGACGCGACAAGCGCCCGCGCGGTTTCAGCATTCTTGCGCACAATGCCCTCGGACAGCTTGCGTGCGCCCATAGCAATGCCGCCAGCCCCGATGCCGCCAAGCCACCCGCCACCAGCATACCCGCCCGCTGCCGACATAATGTTGCCCATCCCGCCGCCGAGAAGGTGGATTGCCTGTTCCGGGAGAGAACCAGTCACAACCTTGCGCATGGCCGCTTTTTCAACGTCCGAAAAGCCGCGCGACAGTTTCTTGTTGCGCAGGATCGAGGCGAATTGGTTGCGAATGCCGGAAGCCGCACCGCCCATGTAGTTCCCCGAGGCATTTACCGCGTCGTCAATCAACTGGCTGCGGGACATTTTCGCCCACAAATCGCGGGCCTTCGGCAGTAATTCCTGCACCGTCGCCAAATCACCAGCGTCAACATGCTCAGGCTTGATCCCCGACACCATTTCATCGAGACGCCCCATTGCGTCGAGGGCAAGGCGCGTGTCAGCCTTGTTCATTGGGTTTGACGCCGCAGCACTCCCCATGAAGCGGCGCAGAATGTCCAAGTCTTTCAGCGCAACCGAGTTTTGGCCCTGCGTGGCAGTTTGCGCAACGTCCATGATTTGCCGAGACGCCGGGAAAATCTTGCCGCCCGCGTCCAGTTTCACGCCCTCATTGCCGAGGAATGTCGAAATGTCGCTCAAGCCGTTCTGGACGTATTCAGGCTTCACGCTGAGGCCCGCGTTATCAATTGCCCCGTATGCTTGCTGCCCTGCTGCGCGCAGTTCTTCCGTGGAGGGTGCGGCTCGGACAATATCCTTGATCCCGCGAGACGCGGCGCGAGCGTCTGCGCCCTTCTGGACGAGGTAGCCAAGCGCCGGAAGCGCCCCGCCGACAACGCCGCCGATTGCCCCGCCCGTGGCCGCATTCTTGGCGCGATCAGCAAAGCCGCCCTCGCCCGTGCCAAAGCCGTAAATGCCGCCCTGCAATGCGCCGGAGGCAGCGCCAGCAGCAACGCGCCCAACCGCCGAGGGGGCGCTACTCGCTACCGCGCCGGGGGCTGCTATAGCGCCAGCCACCTCGCCGCCGTAAGCCGCCACAGGGTGGCTCTGGCGCGCTGCGTCGAGCCTGCCCCGTTCAACAGCCAATGCTTGATCGTAAGTCACGTTCGGGCTGAGAGATTGCAGCGCGGCGGTGATTTCGTCTGAAAAGCCGAATGTGCCGCCTTGGGCAAAGCCGCCGACGCCGGACATTCCCGCGCCCATGTCGTTTTGCGTGTAGTAGTTCTTCGCCTTGTTGCGCATGAGCATTTCGGGCGGCATGGGCGGGCCAGCCTGCGGCATGGTTGCTTGTTGAAAGGCTGTTGAGAGTTGAGAGACGCCGCCGCTGGACTGTTGCTTGCGCGAAATGGCAATCTTCGCCAGCCGCTTTGCGCCTTCCATGTCGCCAGCCCCGTAGAGTTCACGGGATTTAGCCATGATTTCTTCGTAGGTTGACGCCATTATTCAAGCCCCAAGGATTTGAGGTATTCCGCGTCATCCGCAGGCGCGGCCGTAGTTTCTGAGGCTTTCCCCGTGCGGGTTTGAAGTGCCGCAATGTCGCGTTTCTTCTGCTCAATGAAGGCGCTCAAGACAGCCTTTTTCTCGGCGGGTGTCTTGTTCGGATCGCCAAGCGTTGCGCGCAAGGATTCGCCTTCCTTCACAGTGAAGGCCGCGCCGAATGTATCGCGCAGCATCGGCAGAACCTGATTGTCCACCTTGGCGATATACTCGGCCCGCGCGACTGCGGCTTCGCGTGGTTCCATGCCCAATTGCGCCTTGACGGAATCGTAGGCTCGGCCCGCGCCCGTGTATGTCGCCTTGTCTGCCAATTGGTTCAGTTCGGAGACAACCGTTTCAAGCCCCGCCATTTTCGAGGATTGGCTATCAAGCAGCGCAACGTCTGCACCTTTCAGCTTCGCCTCGGCAATAAGGCCAGCGCCGCGAGTTGCCATAAACTCCTGATAGGCGGGCGTCCCCGGCTGGAAGCCTGCTGCCTTGGCCTGCAAATCAAGGGCAACGAATGCGGCGGGCGCGCCAGAGCCGCCGCCATTGCGCATAAACTCCTGATATTCCGGGGTTCCGGGCTTGAAGCCCGCCGCCTGCGCTTGCAAGTCCAGTGAGGCGAACGCCGCCGGGGTGTCCGATCCGCCTGCACCCGGCAATTCACCCGTTGCCATGTATGTCGAATATTCTGGCGTTCCGGGCTGCAAGCCAGCCTGTTGCGCCAGCATAAGGCGCGTGGTGACAGACTCGGGGGGGCCTGGATTCTTCAGTCTATCAACCTCAAGCTTGGCTTTCTCCAAAGCAAGCGCGTCCATAGGATTAGGCGGCTGCGCTGCCACAATCCGCTGCTGCAACAGAACGCCAAGCGCCGATTTTATCTCCGGCGACACGTTTGGATCGCTCATAGCCATGAGGATTTGCGGGTCCATGCCCCCCTGCGGCTGTTGCGGGCCTTTGTAGCCTTCCCAAGCGCCGGTGCCTTGATTTTGGTATATCCATTGCCCGATACGGTCTTGCAGCGCAGGCGTCATAATCTCGTCGCCGCGAAGGCCAAGCCCCTTTTTTGCCGCTGCGAGAGTGGTTCCGACAACCTGATAAGCGCCCATCGGGGTTGCAACGCGCCCGATCTGGCCTTTGACATGCTGCCCATATTGCCCATTCGGGTCAGCGAATTTCAGCGCGTCATCAACCGACATTCCAGTCAACTGAACATTGCTGAAAGCGCCGCCGGGGCGATTTTGAAAGCCGAACAGCGCGTTATAGTCCCCGCCGCTTTCGCCTGCAAAGATACCGGCCTTGATACCGTCCCACCCGTTTGGCGTTTTCCCGAGGGCAGCCATTGTGTCATTTCCGATTTGCACCGGATCGTTCGGGTTGCGAGGCGTGGAAACGCCGGGATTTGGCGGGATTACATCAGGGGCGGGCCTGCCGAATATGTCGAGCGCCGCTTGCGTAGCCTTTTGCCGGTTAGCAGCATCCTGCGCGCCAAGTTTCTTCTGGAGAAGCGCACCCATGATTGAGGAAGCCGCACTATTCAACCCCTCGATCGCCGTCTTTGGCTGTGACGACATGCCCCGCTGCATGAGGGATTCAGCAAACATGCGGCGACGCTGCAATTCGTCGTAAGACTGGCCGGTATTGCCGCCGAATGCGTAGGAAAGCGCCATTATTTAGCCCCCGCCAGTGCCTTGCCGTAATCGACAAACTTGATACCGCCATGCTCGACAACAGCGTCTGGCCGCTTGCGTTCCACCTCCTGAGCCATGAGGCCCATGTGGATCGGGCCTTTCGGGCCGTCGTGCTTATAGCGCCAGGAGTAAACCTTCTGGCCGTCCTTCGTTTTGCCGACTTCCTTGATGTCGTCTTTCGTGCGCTTGTCGGACATGGTTAGAAGTCCCGCCCAACCGCCATTCTGAATTGCCGAAGCGCCGAGAGTGCCGCCAAGTTGGAACAAGCCGCCGAGGCCGCCCTGAGAAGCGGCATTGTCTTTTTCCCATGCGTCGAGACGATCCGCGTAATTCTTGTTGATAAGCCCCGCGTTGTCCGTCGTCGGAATGGCCGCTGGTGTGTTGGGGTTATAGTTCGGCATGGAGACTTGCGAGCCGGACAGCAGCGCGGAAAGTTCGTTCAGGGGCTGGTTTCGTTGCGCCTGGAGTTCGCTGAATGCCTGCCCACGACCACGAAGCGCCAGGTCGTTGTAGGACTGGCCTTGCGTGTTAGACAGGTCGGTCATGGCCCGCGTGTATGCATCAGAGCCGAGTTTAATGCCCTGATTGCTCAGTTGGGTTTGCAGGTCCGCCTTTTGTTGCGCGAATTTCGGATCGAGCGTTTTGGAGCCAAGATCAAACAGCCGCGATTCAATGGCAGAGGTGTCAGCGTTCCAAGGCTGCGACAGGCTTCCCGTGACATTCCCCGACAGGTTTTTCGCCGCCGTCGCCATGTTCTGTTGCGCGCCCTGCGTGGTGTCGTAGATCGCTTGGGCGGGCTGAGAGAGCTTCTGTGTGGCGGTGAATGTCGGCAGGCTGTAGGTCTTGCCGGTGTAAGGGTCGGTGAAGGAATTGCTGCCAGTCTGGTTATAGGTCAGCGTAGAGCCATCAGCCCCAACCTGATTGACGTTTTGCAGCAGCGTGTTTGCGATGGAAGTGGCAACACTGGTCCCGGTCTGGGCGGCTGACGTGTCCTTCGGATCGGGCGGCGCTGGCGCTTTTTGCTTTCCTATAATACACCTTCCTTGCTATACTTAGGTGGGTAACTACCACCGAAAGGACAGCGCATGCTGGATGACCGCTTCTGGTCAAAGGTTGTCAAAACTTCCCCCGAAGGATGCTGGCTTTGGTCCGCCAACACGAACAACAAGGGGTATGGTTTATTTCGACCCGGCGGGACGCTGCCGAAGCAACTGGCCCATCGGGTTTCGTATGAGGCCGCCTTAGGCGCTATACCAAAGGGCGGGATAATCCTTCATTCATGTGACAAGAGGAATTGCGTTAATCCCGCTCATCTTCGGGTGGGATCATTCAAAGAAAACACTGCCGATATGTACTCCCGCGACAGGGGCATATCTGGAGAAAAGCACCCGAATTGCCGCCTCACCGCAAAAGATGTTCTTGTGATGCGGGAGAGGGCAAAGACTGAACCAAACAGCTTGATTGCCGATGATTTTGGTATCAGCCGCCGTCATGCCCGCGACGTGATCGCGGGGCGGCGTTGGGGCCACATCGTTTAGTTCATTTTCCTTTCTTCCCACGCTTCCTTGGTTAGCGTGGCAATGACTTCGGCTTCATTCGGGCCTCTGAGCCTCGGAATGATGTGTTCTGTTGCGCCCAAGGCCCGCCAAATCCGGCGCGCTCTGGCGTTGTGTTCGGAAATCCGCGCGATGCAGACTTGGCACCCAAGCTGCGAGAACGGATACTCAAAGATGGTTTTCAGATTGGCCTTGTTCAGCCATGTGCGGGTTCTAGACGCCGCTGTGAGTTCGATCAGACCCGCTTCCGGGTTCCAATTGTGGTAGACAATCCCCGCCTCGATTGGATCTCCGAAGCCGATTGCCGTGCAGGCGTCAAAGCCACGGGTAAACCCGAGTTCCCGCGCGACGAATGAGGCGACATACTGGCTGCGCCCGTAGACGGGTTTAGACAACCGATGCCCCGGATTCGCCCAGCAGGTCTATCTGGACGAGTTCAATGTCAGGACGCCCCGCTCCATTGACCACGATCTGCACTTGGGGCGCGAGGGTTTCGCCTTGAGCGCCAACCCCAACCCAGCCGGTGTCGTATGTTGGCTTGACGATAAAGCTGTTCAGTCCATCGTCATCCCAGAGGGCAACGTCCCAGAGAGACACGTCCCACACCGCCCCCGATCCGCCAGCGGGTGACGAAATAGTCGGAGGGGATGGAAACGCAATCCCGTAGTTCACCGAAAGCGACAGTTGGACCGTTGGGCTTCCGATAGCCTGAAAGACGCCGCGCATCAGCCCAACCGACTTGAACGCCGTAGGGGAGCCTAGGTCTGTCGGCATGTAGGACAGGCGGGAAATGTAGCTGGTCCCGTTGTCCGATCCGCCCTGCTCTGCGGCATAAACGAAGCCGTTCTTGTCGGCGAAATAGAGCTTCTTATTGAACAGCGCGACACATTGCACGTCCCACCCGATGTACTTGGCCCATGCGCCTGTCTGGACATTCGCCACGAAACAGGTTGTCGGGTCATGCGGCAGGGTGACAAGCAGCATGTTTTCAGCAGGCCACTTGATCATTTCCCAAGGCTGAACGCCGTCCCACGTCCGAGCCATCTTGCGCCACGAGGTTTCGATCTTGGCCGATACAGCCGCAGTCGAAAGTGCCGCAGGGTCCTTTGTCGTCACGGCGGATAGCGGGACTGCTCCGTCGTCCGTGCCGATAATCACGTCCCCACCGGCTTTGATGAAGCACTTTGGCCCCCGAGGCGGAGCCATTGAATACAGCCCCACAAGGCCCCACGCAGAGGCGCTGGCAGGGTCTGAACCTTGATAGACTGCAACCTCTCCTTCGGAGGACACAAACACCACCCGGTCGTCCATGCCGTCGCCCGCATCTTCTGACCATGTGCAACCGAAAAGCAGGTATCCGCCCTTCTGAAACACGCCAGCAAGCGAAAACTCGGACGCCGCGCCACCGACTGAATCCACGGGCAGGTAATAGGCCGACTTGCTGTTTTTCTTCACAAACCAGAGGCGGTTCTTGTGCTTCCACACATAGGAAAGCGTTGAAGTCGTTACGCCTGTGATTGCCGGGGTTGAAACCCCCGTTATCGTCGTCCAAGTCGATCCGTCGAACAGCCGCGCGCTGTCAGTGCCATTCACCGCGTAGAGATATTCTCCGCCAACCGTGCCCATCTGCTCGGTCGAGAAGTAACCAGAGGTCAAGCCGGATACAGAATCGCCCGGAACCGTTGAGGGGTTCAGGGCCGAAATGTCGTAAATTGCACTTGCCGAGGCGGCAAACAGCTTGGAAACAGTCGCCGTCTGGTATGAAAACAACGATTTGCAGCGCGTTCCAATGGTGGCAGACTTGGCCGCGCCGCCGCGAACCCGAACGCCTGAGGTCGTAGGGAACCAGTTCTCCAGAACCCGCGCCGCGTTCGGCAATTCAGCCGCAAGCGACTGGTTTTCCACCCACCCCATGACCGGAGCGGGCATCTTGACCGGAGCCGCCTTTGCTGCCTTTTCAGATTTTGTCTCGTAACGGTCCTTTGGACGCTCGCGAGCCGGGGAAAGCAGTCTCACGCCGCGCCCCTGTCGGCCTTCACAGCCGCGTCCAGATCGGCCTCGAATTCGGCCAGTATGTCGTCGTAGGGCAGTCCCTTCTGTCTCTTCCACCGCCAAATGGTGGCCCGCGCAAGCAGGCTGTCGGGGAATATCGGCTGATCGGTGTCCGTGGTTATCGCGACTTTTCCCGGCACCCAATATGTCGAGATATAGCGAACCTCGGCACCCTCAGCACCAATGGTTTCGGTGAAGTAGATTTTCCCGTCCCGAAGCATGTAGTAGGGCTGCGTCGGCGGAAACTTTTCAAACAACTGCCAGAGTTCCGGCGAAAGGCAGGGGCGAACAGGCGTGTGCCCGCTCAAGCCCCAAATCACCGCGCCAGCGTCGGACATTTCCTGAAAATCGGCAGGAAGC